GAAGAAAAAAAAAATTAGAATGGATTGACATAGAAAGATATACAATGGGGGAGTGTCAAATACTTCCCCATTTGTTTTGGGAGATGACCATGGCTGAATTAGACTTTGTTTGGTATGGTTATAGGCATAAAGAGGAGCAAGAATGGGTGAGGTCAAGATGGCAAACTACGATACTTGTCAATATTCAGCTACCTAAAGGCAAGAAGATTAAACCTAATGAGCTTTTAGAGTTAGATTGCGATAAGAGGAATAGAAAGAAGAATGTAAGGATAATGAGTAACGATGAGTTACAAGATGTTCTAAAAAAATACGAAAATATTAAACCAGCATAAGATGGCGACTCAAGAAGGTATAGAATTAATAATTAAAGCCCAAGACCAGTATAGTGGAACATTAAATAAGATTAAGGCTTCTAATGATTTGTTTGGTAAAAGTGTTGAAAATATACAGAAGCAAATTGGTGCATTACAAACTTATATGGTTAAACTTGTTACTGCTGGTGTTGACCCTGCAAGCAAGGGCATACAACGTTTACAAGGACAATTAAAGGGTTTAAATCAAGATTTACTACAAGTACAAAATGCAGCTAAGGGTGCAGGTAATGCTATTGGTGGTGCTGCAGGTGGTTTAAAAGATTCAAATAAACAATGGTCGGCATTATCTTTAATTGTGCAAGATTTACCTTTTGGTTTTAGAGGTATTCAAAACAATTTACCAGCATTATTTGGTACTATGGCTTCTGGTACTGGTGCTGCTTATTTTGGCTTTTCTGCATTAGTCGCAGCAATTACAGCTTTTGATATGGGTATGTTTGGTGCCACTAAAACAACTAATGATTTTGGCAAAGCATTAAAAGAAACAAACAAAGAGATAAAAGATACATTAAACTATACTAATGGTCAAATATCAAATTTACAAGGATTAGTTGATGTAATGCTTGATGTAAATAGTACAGAAAGTATTAGAAATAAAGCATTAGCAGAGGCAAAACAAGCAATAAGTGAAGTAGATGAAGCGCAAGGTAAAAAGATAAAGACAATAGGTGATGCTATAGTTGCAATTAATCTTTATACAGAAGCTATACAGCAACAACAAATGCAAGAAGTTATTGGCAAAAGAATTGCAGAAATAACAATAGGTCAAATTGAAAGAAGAAATACTCTTGCAATAGAAACTAATAAAGCAAATAGAGGTGTTCATCCTATTAACTGGTTTATGGGTAATACTGAATTGCAGGGATTACAAACTGAGATTATAGCAAATGAAACATTACTTAGACAATTAGAAGATTTAAGAAAAGGAAATACAAAAGCATTATTATTAAATCCGTTTTCTAAATATAATGCTAGTAAACCAAATAATAAAGGCGAATCTGAAGAAAAAGCTAGATTAAAACAAACACGAGATTTTAATTTACAAGTTTTACAAGATACAGTAAATGCAAAAAAACTAGAACTTAAATTATACGAAGATGATGCTTATAAAAAATATCAAGTTGCAGAACAACTTGCTATGGCAGAAAGGCAATTATCATTAAAAAAGATTGAATATAGCGAATACGATGAAAAACAAAAGGCTATTTTAAGTGAAGCTGTATATAAGGAATATGCAGACCAAATTCTTCTTTTAAGCCAATCTATGCAAGAACAACTACTTGTACAAGACGCTAAAACAAGAAAGGAAAAAAAGAATAGAGATAAACAAGATTATGCAGAACAAGAAAAGTTTGGAAAGAATCAAGTTGATTTAATTGACTCACAATTAAAGGTTGGCCTTAGATTAAATAGAGATAATGTTATTGGTCAACAAGAGCTTATCAAGGAATCAATGGCAAAGGTTGGTGTAATGATGGCTGCATCTTTTGGTACTGGACAATTCCCAGTTTTATTAAAATACTATGATGAGCTAAATGCTAAATTGCTAGGCCTGGACACTGCTGCCTTAAGAGGTGCAGATGCCATGAAACAAGTTAATAGTATTATATCTGATACTGCTACTAATGCAATAGTTCAATTTGGAGAAAATTTAGGAAAGGCTTTAGGTGGTGAAAAAGTTGATTTGTTTGGAGGTTTTATTGAACTATTATCAAATGGACTACAAAGTATTGGTAAGGCTTTAATTGCCTATGGTGCGGCTATGGATGCGTTTAAAAAGGCATTTAGTAATCCTTACGCTGCAATTGCTGCTGGTGTTGCCTTAGTAGCTATTGGTGTTGGTTTGAAAACTGCAATTAGTCAAACAAGTGGAGAAAATACTGGAGTACAAAAATTTGCTAAGGGAGGTATCATATCTGGCCCTACAATGGGCCTTATGGGAGAATATCCTGGTGCATCATCAAACCCAGAAGTAGTTGCTCCATTAGATAAACTTAAAGATATGATTGGTGGCGGTGGAGGTGGTACTTTTGTATTAAGAGGACAAGACTTACTTTTGTCGGTAAATAGAGCACAAAAGGCATCAAATATTAAAGGCCAAAACATCAATTTAGCATAATGGCATACGGATTAAATTATAATTTACAACAAGCATTAAGAGACGGAAGTTCTCTTTTTGTTAATATATACAAAGATGGATATACTGGTACTGTATATAATTATACTCCTACTTCTATAACTATTCAACCTAACACTATAAGTGATGAACCAGAACCAGGAATTATATCTTCACAGCTAAACGTATCTTTTTTATTATCATCACAAGCTGATTATGATAATTTCCCAGTTTTGCTTGATTTTAATGATAGACTATACTATGTTGAATTAACTCGTACTCCTATTGGAGGTAGTCAAACTGTAGTATGGAGAGGATATATGTTTAATGATTATGTAGATATTCCTTTTAGTACTGGTAATTTAGAAGTAAATATTACATTTATTGACGCATTATCATTTATGGAAAATTTAATTTATCCTTACCCAGATAATATTAATACAACTATAAATCTAAAAACTGTTTTTTTAACTGGCTTAAATTGGTTAGGTTTCCCTACTTTAGGAGATTTAATTTCTACTTGTTCTTATTATGGTAGTGCCATGGATGATAGGGCAGATGGTGCAGGATTTGAACCATTTCAACAAACATATATTTACAAAAGAGATTTAATAGGTAAAAATCTATATGATATTATTGAGCAAATATTAAAATCATTTAACTGTAGATTATTTCAATTTCAAGGCAATTGGTGGATTATGTCAGCAAATGAAATGGCTAAGTCTACTATTTACTATTCTCAATATAATGCCTTAAGTAATAATCTTATTGCTTCTGGCACTATTGCTAATAGTGTTACTATTGCACCTTATACTGCTGGAAATGTTCACTTTATAGATAACTCACAAAATAAAATAACAAGAAAAGGATATCCAATTATAAAGGTTGACACTAAAGTTGAAGCAGCACAAAACTATACTCATAATTCAACTTTTAAGCAAGGTAGCACATTTGCAACTGGTTGGGATAGAGTTGAAAGTAGCGGAGGTACTGTTACAAGAATAACAAATGCTAATCAAGAATTTGATGTTGTTAGATTACAAGGTAATACTGGTAATGCTAATTTATTTACAACTGACACTTATTCTCCTTTTGTATATCCAACCACATTTTCATTATCTTTTGATGCTATAGATAACCAATTAAGTTTTGATACATTATTTATTCGTGTATCAGTAAATAATTTTATTAATAGTCCATTTCATTTACAAGCAGATGGAACATGGTCATTTACGCCAACTAATTTATTAATAGATTATACTAATAAAGACAATTCATACCAAGGATTTACAAGAGAAATAAGATTAGGTACTTTTGATATAAGCGGCACTAATTATAATGTATACGGTAAATTAGAAATACGATTTGTAGTTTTAAGTGGTGGTGATGCTTATATTAGAAATCCAAGAGCAATTCAAAATATTAATCCAGCAATAGCTCAATCTTATTTAATAACAAGAACAGCAAGTACTGCTGGTTCATTAACAAAAGAATTTACTTCATTTTTAGGATTATATAAATCTGATTTACCAAATATATATGGCAATCTTTACTATGCCAATGGTACACAAATATCACAATGGTATAGTTTTGGAGCAGCTGGAACACTATTCCCTTCACTACCAGACTTAATAGCAAGAGAACTATCTAACCTATTAAGTAAAAACTATGCTACATTAGAAGGTGATTTAGGAGAAACTTATAATGATTTTGGTTTAATATACTTGGCTAATAGTTATAGTATTACAGATTCGGCTACAAATGCTTTATCTTATAATGGTAAAAAGTTCTTATTAAATAGGGTTACTCCTAATTTATATATAAATCAAAATAATAGTTTACAATTATTAGAAATTACAAATACTAACAACTCTTCTACAGCTGTGTCGGAGTGGATAGTAAGCTAAAAATAAAAATATGGCAATCTTAGGAACAGATGTTATTTTATATTACTTTAATGGGTCATCAAATGTGGCCTTTTCTTCATCTACTAATTGTACTTTTCAAACGAGTATGGAGTTAATGCCAGTATCATCTATATCATCTGCTTGGGCTGTAGAGTATAAACCAGATTTAACATCTTGGACAGTTGATTGCGATGGATTAATAGCTATTGATGGTTTTGATTATGAAGATTTCCTTAATCTACAATACAATAGAACACAAATAACTATAAAATTTACTGTTAATACATCTCCTTCATATACAATAACTGGCTTAGCTAACATAATGAGTATTTCATATACTGGCGATGTTAGTGGTGCAGCTACTTATTCGGTATCATTTCAAGGATGTAAAAGATATACAATAGCATAAAAAATATAATATGGCAATCTTAGGAAGTAATTTAGCATTATACTATAGAGCAGGTTCAAATAACTATGTTCCTTTTGCTGCTTCAACAAACTGTAATATGACTTCTAATACTGCTCAGATAGAAGTAACTAACTATAATACTGATTGGTTTAGGGATTATAAGATGGATATATTAGATTGGAGTGTTACTACAGATGGCTTAATCACCATAGATACTGTAGATTATAAAGACCTATTAGATTTTCAGCTTAATAGAACAAGAATAGTTGTAAGGTTTTCAGCTATTGGATTAAAACAAAATGTGTTCTTTGGTAGAGCATACATTACAGATATAACTTTAAACGGGCCAGTAGAAGGTGTAGCATCTTACTCTGTTACGGTTACTGGAGCAGGGCCTTATAGATTTAGTGACCCTACTCTTTGTGAAAAATTTAAAATTACCTTAACTACTGCTGGAACTATAGAATGGTTAGATTGTGATGGAGGTGGAATAAAAACATTTG